CAATAGACAGCTTGTTGTTACCAAAGTAACCAAATTCCATTTCAAATTTCATAATATGCCCCTATGTTTGTGCAACCACAGCGGCTGCAATCTGATCGTAGTTTAACTTTATGACAACAAAAAGGCCACCCGCAGGCGGCCTCAAACTTACCCTTGTGGGGCTGTTTTATTAGGTCGAACCGGGTGAACCGAAGACGCCCAGTGGATCGCTGAAGCCGAAGCTGTAACGCTCACGGGCTTTGTAACGAACGTTACCTGTATCAAAGTCACCGTCCATGCCAGTAGTCAAGGCCATACGCTCAAAGTGCTTCAGGCCGTTAGGAACGTCTGTGCACAAGAACCAAGCATTGGTGTCNGTCAGGTAGTGGTTAATTGTGTAACCTTCAGGGATTGAACCGTTGTTCTTCAACGCGTTGATGTCGTTGTCAGCNGTACCAACACGNAGGTTAGTCTCGAGCAAACGAGTAGCAACGAACTGAAGTGCTGGAGGCACAACCAATTTTCTAGGCTTAGCGGCGATCAACAGACCACGCTCATCAGTCCAAGCAGCGATCTGAATCACAGCATTTTCCAACGATGTTTCATTCAAGTCAGAGTTGGTTGAAGGACGGTTACTGTTGGTACCACCAGAGATCAGGGGGTGCGCTGTAGAGAACAGAGCAACACCATCACCACCAGCATAAACGCCAGCCGAGAAGCCGTTGTTCAAGACGGATGCGGCTTTAACCTGCTTGGTGTAAGCCATAGCACGAGCCAGACCCTTGGTGTAGCGAGCAGACAAGCTGTCGTACAAGTTATCTTCAACCGCTTCTTCAGTGATTGAGAAACCCAAGGCAATGGTTTCGTGGTTGTAGCGAGCCGTGAACGCTTCTTGCGCATTGTCATAAGCAATGGCAGAACCTTCGTTCTTGACAGGAGCCGCAGAGAAGCCAGACAGTTTTGTCTCTTCTTCAAAGCTACGCTCAGATTTCTCTGTTTCGTAGATTTCTTTGTGCTCTTCGCCGTAAGTAGCGTACTGCAAGCCAAACAAAGCGTTCAGGCCGGGGAGCAGTTCTTTAAGTAGTTGTGCGCGTGAAATAGCCATGATTTACGCTCCTTATATGCCAGTGGCGTTGTTGTACTGATGCATAGTCGCATTGATCTTAACAATAACTTCAGGGAAGTTATCAGCAGCAGTTGCGGTGTCCCGAACTACATCAATGATACGAATAGGCAAAGTATTGGTTGTTGTAGTTGCCGCCAAAATAGCTACGGCAGAGTTACCTGTCGTGGTGCTACCGGAGTTCTGTACCAACTCGGCGTTATTTCCAATGGAGGTAATGCCAACACCAGAAATAGTCGTTCCGCTGGAAACTACAGAAACTTGAAACAACGTGTCAGGATCATCAGCGACCACAGCAAAAATCTGCGTGCCAGACTTGATAGCCTGACTTGCTGGATAAAACTGTTGTTGCTGGACTTGACCAGTTGAACCATTGGTAAACTGAACACCTAAGAAAATACCGACAGGAGTGGCGGTTGCTGTACCGGTATCCTTCTCGATTGTTCCTGCTGCAACACGTTTGACCAAGTCACCATAGAAAATGTCTGTGGCGTAACCACTCGCAATTTGCATCAGACGAGTTGAACCCGCGAACACCTGTCCACCTATTAGGTTTACAGGCTTTAGACCGTAAGGGGCCGAGACTGTAGGATAAGCCATAAAGACTCCTATAAATTATTTAGAACCAGAACCAAATCCTGTTCCGCGACTTGTTGTTGACTTGCGGTCAGCAAACAAGGGCATCCGAGGGTCATTATTTCGCATGAAATGGTTGTCAACTGAATCCATCTGGTTTTGAGCTTGCTTGTCGTAATACTCAGCGCGCGCTTGGATGCGTTCTTTGGGAGCCTTGCAAAGCATCAGCCCACCAATTTCCACATTACCGCTTGCATTGTTGCCAAACAAGGCCAATTCTGGATGATCCACTGCTTTCACCGGCTCATAACCATCGCGCATCTGTAAGGACACGTTGTTGGCTAACGGCTGACCTAGCACATGAGTCGCTACCCAGCGAAACGTGTAATCTGGATCAGGTGTCGGATCGGGCAAATTGCTCGGGGGCACGTATACCGTACGAGCAGATTTATCGCGTGACTTAGTGTCACGATTTGATCGGTCAATTGTTTCAGCCATTTCAGTTCTCCAACTTTGCTACTTGAACAGCATACTGCTGTGGGGTTAAACCAAATTTTTTCGCTAACGCTACTTGCGTTTGAGTTAGCTTAATTTTTCCTGCACTCGTAGAACGAGATACGGAGGCAACCACTGTCGTAGGTCGTTTTTGAACCTCACCAGACCTTGGCTTGTCAGTTGCTTGACCGAATAAATCCGGAAAAGTTGACTTCATGCGACCATCAATTTGATCGAAATATTCAGCAGAGCGGGGATCCACTCCGTTTGTGACTAGTTTTTGGTGCAGCCCTAGTGCATAGCTGGTGTATTCTTCAAACCCTTGTTGCCCGAACCACTGGTTTTTTGCCTGCCAGCGCAGAGTTTTTTCGTCGGGCTCAACCTTGGGAAGTTGGGCTTGTTGTGTTTGTACCTCAAAATTATCTTCCTGTAAAGGGGTTGGTCGATAATTTCTTGTTTGTTCAACACGAACCTTTGCATCCATCAAAGCTTCATGCGCTTCAACGATGGCATCGTTGTCAAAAGACTCCTGTGCCATCTTAAGTCTGTGGCGTGCCACGGACAGTTCAGTCTCAGCCTTTTCTTTAGCGCCGTGAATGATGGCTTCTTGTCCTGTGTAAACGTTTTGTTTGAGACGTTTGTTCTCGTCAATCAACTGTTGTGTAAGACGCTCAAGCTCTTGCTTCTCACGCATCGTAGCTTCTTTGACACGGCGCTCGTCATGACGGGCGTGGGTCAACTCTTTAATGCGTCCTTTGACTTTGTCAGAGTAAGACTCGATTTCTTCATCGGTTGGATCAAGCACTTCACGGTCTAGGGGCTTGCGGCCCCTGTCACGCTCGGGCGTATCGTCTTCGATTTCAATTTCTATTTCGCCTTCGCCTTCGATTTCAAACTCGACTTTATCTGTCATTTTGTCTTCAACTTCGTCGGGGAACTTGTACGGTTCAGCCATATTCTTCCTTTCAAGCGCGGGTCAGGCCGCGAGGGTCTTGCACAACAGCATCAACTTGGTCGTCGTTGATGAGACGGAACTCTTTGCCAAATATCTTAAATCTGGTTCCGGAGTAAGTACGTACTAACACAAAGTCGCCCTCTTTACACCACGCTCCGTTAGGAAACTTGGTGGTGTCGTTGTACGCGTCGGGGCCAACTTTTAAAACAAACAACACGGTGGTTGCTGTTTCTTCTAGCCGCATACCTTCGATAGGTCGAACTAAGTCCAGACTTGTACCGTCGATACGTTCAGAGATGTCGGGCACAGCACAAAGAATCTTCCAACCTGTGGGGATAGGAAGTTGTGTGGCCTTTAGCTCGTCGTTAGCTTCAGGAGCATCCAGAGGCTGGATGGGTTCAGGCAGTGCAAAAGCACCGGGGGAGAGATCAAGATCACTCATCAGATTGTTCAACTTTCTGTGCAAGGTCAAGTAGATAACGCTCTGCGAGGGCTAGACCCTGAATAATCCCGCAAAGTTTTTGGTACTCTTCAAAAGTACGGCATGAACCACCAGACAAGTCATCGGAGTAGTTGTTCATGTCAGTGCGTAATTTTTCACGTAATACGCGTACGAAGTCTTGGATCATGATTTAGGCTCACGTCGGTTGCTACTATTTTGGAGCGCAGTAGTACGCGCTTGTAAATCCATCTGGGCTTTACTCTTTGCAATGTCAGCACCCATCTGGATACCGGCACGTTCTTGGTCAAACTGGGCTTTGGCTTGGGACTCTTTAATTTGTGCACCCACTTTGAGGGCGTCGAGTTCCAAGCGACCGCTGACTTCTTGCTCTCTTAGCGCCTGTGCGTCGGCAGTGGCTGCAGCGTCCATCATGATCTTCTGTTTCTTCAGTTCCAACTCTTGGCCGCGCAGTTGGAGTTCTTGCATCTGCATCTGGACAAGCGGGTCTTGTGCTTGTTGCTGTGCCTGCATCTGAGCAGCTTGCGCTTGGTTCTGCATGAGAACCTGCTGAGCCGCTTGAGCCATCATGCCCGACAAGGCAATCTCGATCTGCGGTGGCAACTTCTCGTCTTCGGGAGGCAGGGGCATACCCAACTGTTGCTCAATCTGCTGACGCATTTTGTAGCCGACGTGCTCTGCAATGTGGGCCGTGATCGCACCCATTATCTTGGGAGCCTGTGGGTTCTGACCAATGAACTGCTGAATCATTGGGTCTTGCATCATCATCATGTGTACTTGGATATGCGACTGATGATCTTGGTGCAAGAACGCTTTGAGTGGTTTACCTTTGAGTGCATTCTGGTTCTCTTGCACGGGATCGATGGGCTTTTGATCGTCCTCAATCGGCACAAGCTTCTCGGCGTTCTTGATACCCAACACGTTCAACATACCGCGGTGCAACTCTGGCAAGTTGTAAATGTCCGGAGCCATCTGCGCCATCTGAATCACAGCTTGGTACTGGATTACGCGCTGGCTCATTGTGGCCGCATTGGGATCAGATACGGGGATGATGTCCACCAAGTCGTAGTCAGCTTTCTTAGCTTTACGTGTACCGTACTCAGGCGTGTACTTGTAGTCTGGGTCGGTGTAGTCGCGGATGATGTTCTTCAAGAGCTTGAACTCTTGCTTCAATGCAAAGTGCACACGGGCCTGCACCGCAGTCATCACCTTTAACTGGCGCTCCAACAAGGCCAACGTTGTACCAACGGGAGCCTGCGCAGACATGTCACTGACCTTCATGTCAGCAGTCGCGGCAAAACGACGACCTTCATCCACGATGGTCTGCATCAAATTAAACAACGTCTGGCTTGGCTCTTTGTACGGCAGCGGCAAGATGTTGTCGCGGATCGTGCCCGAACCAACGTCTACATCACGAAACTCTCCGGGTGCGATGGGTGTGTCGTCTCCCTTGATTCGCAGGCCCCGTGTCTTGAGTCCACCGGGCAAGTTGCTAAGCGTTCCTGCATCGACAAGTTGTCGCATGAGAGAGGTAGCGGATTTAGCAAAGCCTCCGATAAGATGGAAAAGCCCGAAGCCGTAAGCTCCAAAACCCGGGATATATTGGTAGTGCACAAAGTGCTG